TACAACTACCAGCTCTCATACAACGTACAACAACCAGCCCCCATCCGATACAACGTATAACCAGCTCCCATCCGATACAATTCCCAGCTCTCATACAGCCACCAACCACCCAATACAACCTCCAGCTACCCTCCGATACAACCTCCAGCTCTCATACAGCCACCAACCCCCCGATACAACTCCGATACAACCTCCAGCTCCCATCCCCCATCCGACCCCTAATTTATAGGTGTATTAAGCTATTATATAAGGAGAAACCACCAAAATGACTCAAAGTCCTTAGCTAAAGAAGTCCCAATGAAAATACCGAAGAACATGACGGAAGAACAAGTAATGGAAGTAATAACCCTGATAATATCCCAGATTAGTGGGAAGTTCAAGTTTGGGGTTTACGGGATAGAAGATATTAGGCAAGAGGCTTTTTTGCTGGCCATAGAAGCTTTAGAAAAATACGACGGCGAGAGAAAACTTGAGAACTTTTTAAGGGTGCACATAAGAAACAGACTCAACAATTTAAAAAGGAACAAACATGCCCGTTATGAGCCACCATGCAAAAGTTGCCCGTTCTTTAATAGGGCTTTGCCCAACGGATGTAGTGCCTATGATGAGAAGACAGATTGTGATTTATGGGCCAAGTGGCTACTTAAGTTTCAGAAGAGGGAAAGATTTGTTAACCCAATTGATATCGGTTTGGTGAGCTTGGAAGGGGGGGACAATCAGGTTTATGAGAAGACGTGGAGGGTCGAACTAATCGAACTTATCCGACTCGAATTACCGGCCGAACTTGCGGGGGATTTCTTACGATTTTTAGATGGTGTCAAACTAAACAAGGCCCGAAGAACTAAGCTTTTTGAGGGTATCGGGAAAATTATAGAGGGCAGTTCTTATGGGCAAGTCTAGGGGGGAAGATATGGGGGAAACGGAAAAGCCCACAAATAAGGGGGGCTGGGCCGAAGGGCGGAATGAGACCAATAAGCAGGGCCGACTAACAGATACGGAAAAAGAATACATTAGGGTCAATGCCCATAAAACCTTAGATACGGCAATGGCCGAAGAACTGAATCGCCGCTTGGATGCGGTCCATGACTTTAGAATAAGAAATAGAATTCCGGGTCTTTCTGATGGGCAAGACGATAACGAAATTTCATCACATTTACGGAAAAGTATTCACTGGGAGTTTCTAGAGGCCCAGTTTAGTGAGCGAGAACTCAAATATATTGAGAGTCTATACAAGGGAATTGTTAAGCAGTTCGGTAATGATGTTTTGGTTACGGAAGAATTGGCCGTAATTGAATTGCTCAAATCGGAAGTTCTGATTAACCGGAATTTAGAGGAGCGAAACTTGGCCTCCCAAATGAAGGCAAGACTACTTAAGCTTCTAGACAAAATCGAGGGCGACAAGAGTAAGTCCGAGGATGCTATAAATGAGCAAATGGGGCAGGTTACTCAGCAGGTTACGGCCATAGATAACGGGGGCCAGTCAAGAACCAGGGAATACGAAATGTTGGTTGGGAAGAAAAACTCAATCATGAAGGACCTGAAGGGAACAAGGGAGCAGAGATACAAGCTTCAGGAACAAGCCAAAACCAACTTCTTCGAGTGGCTTAAGTTGCTTGAAGAGGAAGATAAGAGGGCAGAAGAGGGCGAGTTGCTAGCAATCTTTAAGAGGGCCGCTAAAAAAGAAAAAGACAAACTTTACACACCATTCAAGTATGCAGATGGAATGGTCGATATGCCCATTTTAAATGAGGAAAGTGTGGACCGGCACAACGAGGAAAATGAGTAATATATAGGGGAAGTTCGTTTCTCTTTATTAGGAGGGGTTTTATGAAGGTGGCAGTTCTTACTGGGTGCACGGGCCAAGTTTGTTCTTATTTAGCCGAACATCTTTTAGCTTTAGATTATAGGGTCATAGGCTTAGCTCGTAGAGTGTCTACGGAAAATAAGTGGCGACTTAAGAAAGCTCTGGCCCATAAGAACTTTGAATTAGTTGGGGCGGACGTAACGGATGTGGCCTCTATCTTTTCTGTCGTAGCTAAATATCAGCCCGATGAATTTTATAATTTCGCCGGACAAAGCTATGTGGCGGCATCATTTGATGAGTGTCTTTCTACATTTGACATTACGGGTAAAGGAGCATTAAACTGTCTTGAGGCAATAAGGCAGCTACGGCCCCAATGCAAGTTTCTGCAAGCATCAAGTTCTGAGATGTTTGGGCGGAACTTTTCTGTTCATAAATATGTGGGAGAACGAGATGAGTTCTTTGACCTAAAGTATCAAAATGAACACACCCCCTTATCTCCTCAGTCCCCATATTCCGTAGCAAAGGTAGCGGCCCACTACATGACGGAACTTTATAGAAGAGCTTATAACCTACATGCAACATCGGCGATATTTTTTAACATGGAGAGTGGTCGTCGGGGGGAGGAATTTGTTACCAGGAAGATTACAAAATACGTGGGCGATTTTCATAAATCAGATTTTTCAACATCTTTCCCTAAGCTGAAACTTGGGAATTTGTGTTCGTATAGGGATTGGACCTATGCCGAAGAATCGATGAGAGGGGCATATCTTGCCGTCCAACAAAAAGAGTCCGACACATATGTGTTTGGCACGGGAGAAGCTCATACGGTTAGGGACTTTGTTGACGACGCCTTTTCTATCGTGGGTAAGAACTATTTAGACCATGTTGAATTGGACCCTAAAATGCTTCGGCCCGCAGAAGTAGATTTTCTATTGTGCGATTCGACTAAGGCGAGGAATCTTTTGGGATGGGTCCCTAAAACCAACTTTAAAGAACTAGTAAAACTCATGGTAGGGGCCGACATAAATGGAGAACAAGCGGGCTATTGATTTAGACCCTAACTTAAGGATGAGCAATGAGTGGCAAGAAAGTTATAAAATACTAGATAAATATGGATACGTAGAGGGTCGTGGTAACGGCCCCATAATTTTGATTCATCTTTCTTCGGGGCTTTGTGTTGAGGACGAGATAAAACTAAAGGAACTTGGATGGAACATCAGGAAGGAAATGAAGCTATGGAAAACCGTCGAGTACTGGTAATGAACGATGGTATAATGATGGGTCATGTTCTCAAGTCTGAATATCGATGTTATTATAGCCATATTATAAGAAATTATTTGTTTGAGTTTGTGATGATGAACAATACGGAAGAGGAACTGATTGGGGCGGGATTCATAAAGTGTGATGGGCCCTTTTATAGATTTGATTGGGAAAAACATGAGTGGCCCAAATAAAACTAGGGATTTTAATGACCCTAAGTATAAAGCCTGCAGAAGGGCAGCTAAGTCTAGGGATAAATTTAAGTGTGTTTTATGCGGCTCTAAAAGAAGACTCCAGGTTCACCATATAAAGAGGTGGGCCGACTATCCAGAACTTCGTTATGAGTTGTCAAATTTAGTAACCCTCTGCTACCAATGCCACAAGAAGATGTGGAACAAAGAAGAGGAGTATGCGGGCATTCTTTCAAACGCGATTTGCCCTACAAGAGCAAAAATAAATAAACTACTGGATGAATATGGAATCTAAGTACCAAATCGTAATAGACACAAAAGAGAAACAACCCCACATATTTAGCGAATCGAATTATTGTTCTGGATTCGTATTGTCGGGCCTGAAGACGGGCGATTATAGCATAGTGGGCCATGAAGATAAGCTTTCGATAGAAAGAAAAAGAAATCTAGCCGAATGGTCCCAAAATATAAATCAAGACAGGTTTGATAGGGAGCTTGTACGCTTAAATGAGTACGGGCTCCCTTTTCTTTTGCTGGAATTTTCGGTCGAGGATATGCTGAATTTCCCAGAGGGCTCAGGAATACCAAAAAAGCTGTGGCCCAAACTTAGAGTTAGTTCTCCCTATATTGTGAAACGAACACTAGAGATTTATAGGAAATACCCAAACATACAAGTGATTTTTGGTGGGGGCAGAGATAATGCTCACACAATTCTTAACCAAATTTTTATGAGGTACTGGCGTGATAAATGAAGGGGGCATGGATTTTACGGGCTTGGGGGACCTTAAAAGGGAACTTGAGTTAGCGTGGTTGAATCCTGATGAATTAGATTTAACGGACTTAGAGAGGCCGCTTGCTGTTAATACTGTTTATGATGATAATAATCCTCACTTACATATGTTAAACATTTTAAGGAAGCCTGAGAACTTCTTTTTGACGTGCAAGTTATTTTTTGGCATAGAGTTACATCCTTTTCAGCAGGCGATTTTGTGGGAACTGTGGCACAGAAAATTTCCAATTCTAATCGGTAGTCGTGGCGCTAGTAAGTCGTTCTTGCTGGCACTATATGCGGTATTAAGGGCCACATTCACCCAAGGTGCCAGGGTTGTTATAGTCGGAGCAGGTTTCAGACAGTCCAAAATTATTTTTGAGTATATTGAAAAAATTATTAGAGATGGTCATATGTTTAGAAATATTCTTGGTAACGCAACCTCAGAAAGTCTAATTAAAAGAGAGAACGATAAGCATTCTTGTTATATAGGAAAATCAATAATTATCGCGATACCCATAGGGGACGGTAGTAAGATTAGAGGTCTTCGAGCAACTCACACATTGGGAGACGAAATTGCTTCTATTCAGCCGGATATTTTTGAGGTGGTAGTCGGAGGTTTCAGTATTGTTAACGCTTCTCCCATTGAGATGGTTAAGGCCACTGCAAAATATAAATATTTATTAAAAAGGGGAATTATCCACGAGGGAGAAATAAATCCGTTTGATGCCGGAATGGGAAATCAGACGGTTTTATCTGGCACTACAACCTATCAATTTAACCACTTCTACGGATACTGGAAAAAGCACAGAGAAATAATCCTTAGTGGTGGAGACCCCAAGAAACTTAATGAGATATTTGATGGGGAGATTCCAGAAAATTTTGATTATAGAGATTTTTGCATAATTCGAATACCGCACAGACTTTTGCCGGATAACTATTTGGACGTTAAACAAGTATCAAAACTAAAAGCGACAATTAGCAGTGTAAACTTTTTACATGAATATGAAACAGTTTTTTCTTCAGATTCTAACGGCTTTTTCAAAATGAGTCTCATAGAATCCTGTGTTACAACGCAACCAATCTCCTTACCAAGCGGCCTAGTTTCTTTCACGGCAACGCTCTACGGAGATAAAAAGTCAAGGTATGTTATTGGTGTTGACCCCGCCTCCGAACAGGATAATTTTAGTATTATAGTTTTAGAGTTGCACTCAGACCACACTAGAATAATTCATGGGTGGTCCACAACAAGACAAAAATTCAACGAACGCAAGACAACCGGCACAGTTAAAGAAGACGATTTTTATGGTTACTGCGCCAGAAAAATTAGAAACCTAATGAAGGTTTTCCCTACCGTTCGAATCGGATGTGATAGTCAAGGGGGCGGCAGAGCTATCGCAGAAGCGTTACATGATTCGGCCAAACTAGAAGATGGTGAAGTCCCAATTTGGGAAGTGGTTGACAAAGCAAAGCCAAAAGATAGTGATGGGAAATCTGGTGACCACGTTTTAGAGCTTGTAAACTTCGCTAATCAAGAGTGGACATCTACGGCAAATCATGGGCTTAGGAAAGATATGGAAGATAAGGTGTTTCTGTTTCCTTTTGTTGATAGTATAAGTCTAGGAATAGCTTTTGAAGAAGATAATATTCACGATAGGAGATACGACACTTTAGAAGATGTGGTTTGGGAAATTGAGGAGCTTAAAGAGGAATTAAGTACCATTGTGGTTACTCAGACTGCAACGGGAAGGGACCGTTGGGATACCCCCGAAATCAAGCTCCCCAATTCAAGAAAGGGCAGGCAAAGAAAAGATAGATATTCGGCCCTTGTTATAGCGAACATGATAGCTCGCTCTATTCACCGAACAGACGCTCCGGCCCCCTATAATTGTATGGGCAAATTCGCTAGTCAGGCCAGAGGTAACGTAACTGGTCAGATGTATGTGGGTCCAGAAGAATTTATGAGAAAGATTGGGGAGTTTGGCGACAATTTTGGGACATCAATCCGAAGAAACTAAATCGGTGTAATTATATATAAGGGGGACAATATGGAACAAAAACATTTCTATAATATAAATAACGAGGAAGATGCCGCACTTTTTGCTAAAGCCCAGGATGAAGGATTTATGTTCGGAAGAAGTGCCCAGGCGAGCTATCAGGGCCGAAGTTTCGTAAATATAGATACCGGCCTCTCCGCTAGAAACGAATTCACTAGAAGTAATTACGATTTTTTCAGGCCGTCAGAAGCAATTCCCACTGACCCAAAAGAAATTATGGCGATGTGTGATGAGGTTTGTGATAGGGTTGGATTGGTCTATTATATCATAAGTCTTATGTCCACATTTCCTATGCAGGGAATTAGGCCAGTTCATAAAAATAAAAAGATTGAGAACTTTTATCGTAAGATTTGGAAGAAAGTTCGTGGGACAGAACGCTCTGAGAGGTTTTTGAACTGCTTGTTTCGTATGGGTATGGTGTGTTCTAAAAGAAGTACGGGAAAATTAAAACCATCCTCTGTCAAGAAATATATGACGGCGATGGGGGCCGACCTTGAAGAGCTTGACGTAGAAACTCCAAAGGTCAGAGAAATTCCTGTTCGTTATGACTTTATTAATCCTTTAACACTAGAAGTTATTGGGGGCGAACTCTGTCCATTTATTGGGAAGTTTCGTTACGGAGTAGTTATTCCAAGTAGTATTAGAAAGCTGCTCAAAAAGAAAAGTAAGACCCAAGAAGAGCTAGAACTCATAGCAGAAATCCCACAAGACATTTTAGACAGAATTCAAAATACAAAAAGTAAATACATTATTCTGCCCAATGATAAGATTCAGGTTTTCTATTACAAGAAGCAGGACTGGAAGGTTTGGGCCAAGCCTATTACATATTCGGTCCTGAGTGATATCAACGTAATTGAAAAGATGAAATTGGCAGATGTGAGCGCGCTGGATTCTGCGATTAGCAATATTAGGGTGTGGACTTTGGGTAGCTTAAAGGATGGAATTATTCCAACCCCTGCGGCCATTGATAGATTGGCTGCCCTCCTTACCAATAAGACCTACGGTGGTTTAGACCTTATTTGGACTGACGACATTAAGCTTATCGAATCCAAGTCTGAGGTACATAAATTCTTAGGGTCGGAAAAATACGCCTTTTTTATTAGTTCAGTTTATGCTGCTTTCGGTTTCCCTCAAACTATGACGGCCGGAGGTGGTGGGTTTACTAATAACTTTGTTTCCATTAAAACTTTCATCAAACTTCTAGAATATGCTAGGGGACTCTTAATAGAGTTCTGGGAAAAAGAATTCGAACAAGTTAGTCTAGCAATGAGAGGGGTTCCTGGATTTGAGGAACTTCCACGATTAAGTTTTGAACATATTAATCTGGGTGATGAGACGGCGGAAAAGGCTTTATTGCTCCAACTTGTCGACCGAAAGATTATGTCTAGGGAACAAGTAGCAAATAGGCTTGGTGAAGATTTTGAGATGGAAACTAGCAGAATGACCGATGACGATAAGATGGTAGATAAGGGGAAGATAAAAGAACTAACGGGCCCCTATCCAGAAAGCTCTACAGAATACAAAAAGATTCTTTTGAACAATGGAGAAGTGACTCCGGGCGAAATAGGGCTAGAATTAGAAGACCCAAAAGACGGCAAAATTGCTCCGGCCCAATTAAGAAGAGGTATGGAAGAAAAGAATCTAAAAATCTCCGAATCCAAACCTAAGGGAATCGCAGGACAGGGAAGGCCCCTCGGAAAGAAAGATGGGGCAAAACGTCCCCAAAAGAGTCGTTCCACGTACAGGAGCGCCACAGGCTAGTATGGTTGAATGGGCAGATTCGGCCCAAGAAAGCATCTCTGAAATTTTGATTCCAGCATACGAAAACAAATTCAATAAAACTTTTGACACATTTGATTCTAAAGAATTGGACGTTTTTGAAGATATGAGATTTGATGTTTTGTGTAATCACGAACCTTTTTCGGAAGTGAGTGATAATTCGGTTTTGGGAGCAATGGATAACCCTAAGTTCAAGAATGCTAGGGCCCTAAAAGAGAAGTTGTTCATTGCGTGTACCGAAAAGTTTGGACGGGGTATAGATAAAGAAGAAGTTACTGAACTACATTCAAAAATTTATTTAATTTTACAGGGGGAATAATGGCTACACTAGAAGTTATGGTTGATACGGAAAATGACGAAAACGGTCTACAGGTTAAGGTTGACGGCGAAGTTTTAGAAAATGTTTCTTCACTTTATGTTAGCAAATCATACGATGATGACTATTGTTTCTCTGTAACACTTGTTGATGATAAGCAAAAGGGAAAAGCTTCTAAGTATACATCCTTATCCGCTGCCCTTAAAGCAAGCAAGGAAGCTGTTTTATCTCAAATGTCAGACGAAGATGTTCTAGGTTTCCTGAAGAATCGCCGAAAGTCCAAAAGTTTATAATTCGGTGTATAAAAGGTTTAGAACAATTCGGAGAATAAAATGCATATTTTTCAAGACGAAAAAGATAGTGGCCTAGAGGATAAAATCCTAAAGAATACTACGATTGCATATTGCTCCCCAATTAACTGTGTTGATAATAAAGACATTTCTAAATTGGTTCTAGCAAATAAGCAAATTGTTTTACCGTCTTGCGACAACGAATTACTTCATCCATTATATACGATATTGGCGACATCTTGCTGGAACGGCAATCAGGACGTTTTTATTAACAGTGAGATGTTCGCCGCAAGAAAAACTCCCAAAAATACTCCACTTAACTTTGCCCACATAGAATCTGATATTATTGGTAACATTACTGATAACTTTGCCGTAGACGAAGATTTAAATCTTTTGGCAGAAGATATTAGTAATGAGGACCTACCAAGTAAAATTCACCTTTTAACTTCGGCCGTATTATATAAATATTGGCGAGATGATGCTCGAAGAAATAGGGTGGACGATTTAATCGCCGATATTGGCGACAATAAATATTTCGTGTCTATGGAGTGTGTGATATCCGGATTTGATTACGCTGTATTGGATGGAGATTCAGAATACGTAATTGCCCGAGATGAAAAAACCTCTTTCCTAACAAAGTACTTAAAGTGTTACGGCGGAGAGGGTGTTTACGAAAATAAAAAAATTGGAAGAGTTTTGCGGGGTATTAAGTTTGTAGGTAAAGGTATTGTTGAACGGCCCGCAAATGCGGAGTCAATTATCTTCAGTGATATCACTCCATTCAAGGGCGTTTTAAGTTCACTAGAAGATTTAAATAAAACTGTAACAATTTCGGAGGTAGCAATGGCCGGTGAAACTGATAAGAATGTAGAAAAGGTAGAAGCTGAGTTGGTTTCTACAAAGAGCGAAATCACTAAACTAACTGCTGATAAGGACGTTTTAGAAAAAGCTAAGGCTGACCTAGAATCTAGTGTTGCCTCCTTAACAAAAGAAAAAGAAGACCTTAACAAGTCTGTCACAGAACTAACAGACAAGTGCAAGACTTCCGAAGATGTTGCGACCGAACTAAATAAAGAGCTCGAAGCTATCAAGGCCGAAATAGTTAAGACCGCTCGACTTTCTCAGCTTGTAGAAGCTGGTAAAACCAAGGCAGAAGCAGAAACATTGTTTACTCAGTTTAAAGATGTCTCTGATGAACAGTTTGGAGCTATCGTAGCTTTGGCCAAAGTGGAAAAGGTGATGAAGGTTGAAGAAGTGCCAAATGAAGAAGAAGTGAGCAAAGAAGTTTTGGCGACAGTTGAAGAGGTGGCTGAGGCTGCCCTATCCAGTGATGGAGAAAATACAGAAGAATTAGTCAAAGCTGAAAAGCAGGAGATTAAGGACTTCTTAATTAAGAACCGCAAAAAGAAGTAAATTTTAAGGTGTATTATAATTGTGAACGATTTGGAAAAATAGACTATATTTTTACGCAACTAACAACTGTCGTTCCATGTTGCACAAGATGCAACTTTGCTAGATTGGGTATCTGTTGTTTATAACAAAACAAGTCGTTAGGTGTATTAATATTTTAGATTTCCTTAAAAACAAGCAGGAGTAAATAGAAATGGCTCTCAAATCTGACCGTCAAATACTTGACGATGGAACTTGCATTGATTTCTGGCTAAACGAGGTGGCCGAACGTGGCTACACAGCAGTTTTTAGTACTGTAGGTTCTGGTGCCGCACTGGACCAGTCCGCAGCCCTAGTAACTCTTTCCGCATACCCTTCGGGCAAAGTTCCTGCTGGTATGCTTCTACAGGACATGGTTAATATTGACCAGTCTCGTCAACACATTAACTGGCTTAAGGATGAAGTTATTAAGGGTAGTAAGGTAGCCCTTCTTCATCACGGTACAGTTGTTACCAACGCTGTTTACCCAGGCACGACTCCAGTAGCGGGTAGCAGAGCTTACCTATACCATAGCGGCCTTTTAACCCCAACCAAAGATGCTACTCATGGTTTGCTAGTAACTCCTCTTGTTGGGCAGTTCCTATCCAGCAAAGATGAGGACGGCTATTGCAAGGTCCGTGTAAGTCTTCCTCAACCAACTGTATAATTAACTAAACAAACAAGGAGAATAAACGTGAAGATTCCCGCTAAACTAAAAGAGTTGCTACACAGAAGTGCTGTGGGTAATGAAGACATGGCTATGGCCGCTCAGTATGAACTTGTAGAAGCCCTTGTCGAACCTTTGCGCGAAGGCGTATTGGTTGGAGACATAATTAGCGACATCTTCGCCCGCGAAGACCTAGACGTTAATGCTTATCCTGAGTATCACCTGAGCTTCTTAGCTCCAGGTACTGAAAAGGACCATGTTGCCTACACAATTCCTCGCCTTGGATATATTCCTCAGCGACACATTGAGGCCGACTATGTAATGGTTCCAACCTACACAATCGGTAACTCAATCGACTGGACATTAAAGTTTGCCGAACATGCAAGGTTTGGTCAAATCGAAAAGGCAATGGAAGCTTTCGAACTTGGCTTTACCAAGAAGAAGAATGATGACGGTTGGCATACACTATTAATGGCCGGTGCAGACCGAAACATTGTAGTTTACGATACTGATGCGAATGTGGGCCAGTTTACCAAACGACTCGTTTCCCTAATGAAACTTATTGTTCGCCGAAACGGTGGGGGCAATTCCGCCTCAAACAACAGACGTAAGTTGACCGACCTCTGGCTAGCTCCAGAAGCTATGGAAGATATGCGAAACTGGGGTATCGACCAAGTTGACGAAGTAACCCGTCGAGAACTCTACGTTGCCGAAGACGCAAGTCTAAATCGTGTCTTTTCTGTTAATATGCATGATATCGACGAATTGGGTCAAGGTCAAGAATACCAGAACTTCTACACTAATCAAATCGGTGGAGCACTTGCTTCGGGTGACGTAGAACTAGTGGTTGGTATGGACCTAACTCGTGGCAACTTCTACATGCCAGTTAAGAAAGCTATGGAAATGTTCCCAGACCGCTCGATGCATCGTCAGCAAAGAGAGGGTGTTTACGGCTGGGAAGAACTCGGGTTCTTCTGTGCTGATAATCGCGATATTATCCTCGGCTCTTACTAATCTTCAACATTGTTAGTTTTCTATTGCCGCTCTTGCCTCTGGGTAGGGGCGGCTTTTTTATTGGGCAAAGGGGAATAAATGGACTTTAAATTATTCGCTCCTCAGCCACTTTCTATTGGCGATGCGCCAACTTTTGCATCACTACATATTAAACCAAGCGCATCTAACGTACTGGTAGGTGAATTAAGTGTCGCTAGTGTCTATGGTGCTATTTCAATGGCGTCAACAATGACCACCTCGTCGTATGCCCTTATGTCTGATGGGGTAACATTCACGGCGGTTAATGCTCCGTCAGGAGGGACAATCGCGCTTCGTATTGGAAATGCAGATAAGGTGTCTCTCAGTGCTGCTGGTGATATCGGTATTGGTACGAATAATACGGATGGTAATTTCCATGTGATGGATGCATCTGCGGGTGACGTAACTGCTTATGTATATTCTAACTTAGGAATATTTGAGGATAGCTCCAATAATGGAATTTCTATACTGACTCCAGA